GTAACTCAGGGTTCGATTCCCTGACGCTGTACCATGCTCTGTTGGAGGTAGTGGTAAACCCATCAGGCCCTCAACCTGGAGTCATCGGTTCGAATCCGATACGGAGCACGAGGGGAGTTAAGCCGGTGAGCACGACAGCGGCCTCCCACGTCTGAATTATCCGGTGCACCGGGTACTTGAGGCGTACTGTCGGCCCACGTCCTATCGTCTATTGGTTAGGATCTCGGGTTTTCACCCCGGGGGACAGGGTTCGATCCCCTGTAGGACGACTGCGGAGTGACTGGAGTTCGGTCCCAGCCCTGGCTCATAACCAGGATAAACGTCAGTTCAAATCTGACCTCCGCCACTGCCTCTTACGAGGTTATTGGCCAGTAGCTTAATTGGTAGAGCCGGGGACTGTTAATCCTCAAGGTGCTGGTTCGAGTCCAGCCCGGTCAGCTGGTACAGGAAGGCGTGATGACATGGCATGCGCGTTGCAGCTTCCTGTACCACTAAGGGATCATAGCACAAAGGTTTAATGCACCACCCTGTCAAGGTGGAAGGTACGGGTTCGAATCCCGTTGGTCTCGCGCAGTAGTGCCAGAATGGAATAATGGGACAGTCTACGAAGCTGTTTTCTGGGGGTTCGAGTCCCTCCTACTGTACTGTCCCTTCCAGGTTAAAAGGGAGATAAACACCTGGGTCATGCCCGGTTAGTTCAAGGGGAGAGCGGCTGTCTTACAAGCAGCGAACGAAGGTTCGAGTCCTTCACTGGGTACTGCGCGAAAGCGCTCATGGTGGTTGAGACTGAAGTGGTCAAGGTGCTGGTCTGTGAAGCCAGTTATGAGCGGGTTCAAGTCCCGTCAGTCACCCCATGCCGTAAGTCCCGATGGACGGGAAGCTGGCTGTAAACCAGTGGCCTCTGGCGACGGTGGTTCGATTCCATCTTGCGGTACTTTATCCCTGGTAGCGGACCTGCTGCCTTCCCTCCGAAGGAGGGCTATCCGGTTCGACTCCGGGCAGGGGTACGAGGTAAGGGCAAGCCTTCCTTAAAGGAACCTACGGGCACAGGGCACGGCAAATGCGTCTAGTCACGCCTGTGTACGTTCCATCGGTCAGACGAGTCCGGAGGAGCTTTAAGGAACACCATGTCGCGTTACTCTCAGGTGAGGGGGCTTGGCTGCAACCCAAGTTGACGTCCGGTTCGATTCCGGAACGCGACTCTTCGCCCTCGCCGGCGGATTACGGCTCCGGGTTTCCTAAACCTGGCATGCCCGGTTCGACTCCGGGCGAGGGTACTTGAACTACAGCTCACCACTGATGAGTTTCATCGTGCACTGCGGTTATCCTTCACGAGCTTCTGCCTCGCCTGCCGGCGGTTCCCCGTCCTGGTACTCGTTCACCAGCCTGCGCATGAGCCGGGGATCTCCGAAGGCCGCGTAGTACCGGCCGGCGAGCAAGTTGCTTTCCCGGGAATCCAGCTGACCCGGCCACAGCTTCAGCTTGCTAGCGGTCCTGATAACCGGGTGCCACAGGTGCAGGATCTGGTTGGGCGTCGTCTTGTGCTTGCACCATAGCGTGTCCAGCGCTCGCATGAACGCCACGTCCTCGTGGCCCCATCCGGTGAACCGGGGGTCAGTGCCGCCGACGAGGTCGAACGCCTCAGCGGGCATCACCTGCGCGAGAGCGCCCCACCAGTGGCCGTGAGAGGCAGCCTCAGGCTCATTGTCAGTGTCCCGGGGGTCAGGCGGCGAGGGGAACTTCAGCGGGTGTGACGGGGCTGAGGCGAGCACGTGACTGGTAGCCAGGTCGGTCAGCCGGTAGAAGTGCCGGTAGGGGATGAACCAGAGTCGCCGGCCTCGCCTGCGCTCGCGCCGGATCTCAGTAGCGCAGTGCAGCAGTACCTTAGCGTCAAGGTAGCAATCGGCGTCGATCAGGGCGATGACGTCGCCCTTAGCGCGGGACCGGGCATCGTTGAACGCGGAGGTCTTGCTGAAGGGCTGGCCGTCATTGTGGCCGCGCACGATCTGCGCTCCCGGTAGCTGAGCTTTCCAGTACCTGACGAGCCATTCGTACACGGGCGTGCGCGTGCCGTCGTCATCCCTGAACGGGATCAAGATCGATATGCCCTTGCCGAGCCGGCGTCGCCTTACCACGGTACTGCCTTTCCGAACGCCCTGAACGTGTCCCAGAGCTCGTGCTTGCGGTCCTCCACGCGGAACCGGGAGGCTTCCGTTGTCTTGCCCGGCTCGAATGGCGCGCCTATGGACGCGCTATAGTCCCTGAACTTGAACAGGCCGCCCTCGTAACTGCTAGCGAGCGGGTTGACTTCGAAGCGCCGGGGAATGCCGAAGGCGTCAGCTACTATCATTCCGTGCAAGGAGCTCGTCACTATCTTCTTGCAGCGGCCGATCGCGCGCACTACGTCCAGGGGATTACCTGCGGGGTTAATGACAGTAGTAGTCCACTTGTCGTTGTACCACGCAGGGTTAAGCGCGAGGGTCTTGTCCGTGTGATGAGGCACGATGCCGAGGCCGGTGTCCCGGTGGTGCACGTAAACCAGCTCGTCGGCCAGCAGGCCGGGATCACCGAGCGCGAAGTCGCCGGGCACTGCCTTGGCCGACAGGGGTCCTCGTATCGCGTGAATCTTCGCGGTGCCGGTGTGCAGGTGCAGGTAGCCGCCCTCGTAGAGACGGCCGGCCCCGATGACGTGACCGTCCCACAAGGGCGGAACATGCTCAAGGATGGACCCCGTCACTATGACGTCAGCCCGCGAGATCGTGTCCCAGTCAGCTGTTACGCCGGAGAAGCGCCTGAGGATATGAGGGGCCAGCGCGTCCCCGAAATTGGGCTTACCGCGCCACCAGTAGCACTTCATGCTTCAAGCATAGCGCCTTGGAGTGGTATCATGGTGACGAGGGGCTAGGAAGGTCTCGACGGGGTGTAAAGCCGCATGCGGACAATCCCTGGACCTGAGTTCAATTCTCAGCTAGTCCACCAGTTACAGCCAGCAACCGTCTCGCTTGCGCATCATGGGTGAGTTGATGCTGACCGGCGGGATGTGCTTAGCCCCGGGTACGGTCATCGGAAGCAGCAGCCGGTCTCTCAGCGGCACGTGACCCCTGATGATCCGGTGGCTGCCGGTGATGTTCCCGTAGCCGTCTCGCTCGATCTCGAACCACGGGTCACCGTATACCGCGTAGTTAGTGAGGGACTCGGGGCCGGGGAGCTCGTCTTCGAAGCGCTCGTAACCGTCCATGTTAAAGCCAGTGCCTCAGCGGGGATAGCGTGTACGCGTATGAAAAGATAGCGTCTTCATGCCAGGAGCACAGGAACTGCGCCAGGGGCCATACGGGCAGCCTGAGGGCCTGGTGACAGGCAACCTCACTGATGGTCCCCGGAGATTCTCGCCAGTCAGGGCCGACTACCAGGCCGCTGCTCTGACGGGCTATCCAAGACCAGTCGAAGCCGAGCGCGTACCGGGGATGGAAGCCGGCAGTACGCATTTCCTCACGGCTGCCTTCCGGGCAGTTCAGCGGCTCGAAGCCCATCTCGCGGTCGTGCTCAGCCGGGTTGAACACGCTCGTCACGCCGGGGATTTTCCTGAGGATCTCAGCGTTCTTGTCGAACCACGGCGCGTTGAAGAACGGCACGCCGGACATCCTGTTGCCCAGGTACAGGTTGCCGAATTCGGTTACCATACGTGCTCTCCTGTCAGCTTCCTGACGACGTTGCGCTCGTCACCGCGAGCCTTGGCGACGCGGGCTATGACTGCCTTGCAGGCGTCTCTCAGGTTAGTGTTCCTGAATGCCCAGCGTACGTGCTCTAGCGCAGCCTCGAACTCCTGGGTGTCAGGCCGGTACTTCATCAGGAATTCCTCGGCCTGGCGCAGCTTCTCGCGCTCGTCGTTAAGGCCCATTAGTCGCCTCCTTAGCCGGTACGTACCTTTGCCAGCTGCCGTCAAGGTTCTCGGTCCACCACAGGCCGGCGGCGTCACGTATCATTTCCCGGTTTGCAGCGTCCCGGTATGAAGTTCCCTTGGGCTTATAAGGCAGCGTCCTGTCGATCTCAGGTTCTGCTGCCTTGCGGATGTTACGCCGGGTGTTCTCCACGGCGATGAGGTTGAACAGCACTGCCGCCGCGTGGTCCTCGCCGTCCTGGGTGCCGATGATAGTGTGCCACACGTGATCCAGGAGCGAGCCGTAAAGGTGCCCTAGCTCCTTTTCGGTGCACGCCTTCTCCCAGTTACGGGAGCCGTACTTCTCCGCTCCACGGGCGTACAGGTGGCCGAGCCGGACGAGCATCTGCTCTTCGAAGGGAAAGCCCTCAGGGATCAGGAGCTCCATGTGCGGCTTTCCCGCGCGAGCATCTCGCCGCATGCCGCTCTCGTACTCGGCCTTAGCGCCGGAGTCCCTCGTCACGAACTCGCTCATGCCCCGAATACCTTGCCCTCATGGAAGCCTGACCTGATCGTCAGCGGCCCGTACATGCGGCATAGCCTGTCGAACGAGAAGCTGAAGTCGGGGTTGTCCCGTTGAAGTTCTATGTGCCATCCGTGCAGGCCGTAGTTCCACCGGTCACCGTCGCGGTCGGTTAGCCAGTCGCCCGGGGAGAACCTAGGCACGAGAGGCTTCTCCTCGGGCTTCTCCTGACTTGCGAGAGCTTCTCGCGTCATCTCCTGTCCCTTGAGCGTCGCCGTGATCGTGGTCAGGCGGTTTGCGTACCACTCGGCCTTGTGGCGGTCACTGACCTCGTGACCCTTCTTGCCGGCCCGCGCCGTGTACTTGATCAGGTTGCCCCAGCAGAAGCCCTTGGCCAGGTTCAGGTCCCAGGCTTCCAGCACCTTGATGACCTCGTAGAGCTCGTCTCCGCCGTAGTAAGCCGGGTGGTCTATGTCCTCAGCCATTCTGCTTCCTTTCCTGAAGGCTGCCAGTGAACGCCGTCGCTAGTGTGCCCGGTCTCGAAAACGCCGTTGGTGACCAGGATGTCCAGCTCTTCGCGTGCGATGAACCGGCGCTGAGCCGCCTGATAGAGCCGGTAGACCTCTTCTGTGATGTGAAACTGCCACCGGGGCGTGTAGCGCAGGCCGTCGTCCATGCCGGTACGATAGCACACACGTTAGACTTGGCAGTACGCAGACAGGAGCGCCCGTGACGGAACCGTGGTACACGCTTGAGGTGCAGCCAGCAGCCCCTCCTCCCCCGAGGATACTCCGGCTCCGCAGGAATAGGGACGGCTACCCCGAGGTTGTGATGACGGAGGACAAGGCGTTCGAGGTGTACCTGGTCCTGAAGGCGCATTTTGAAGGAGGTGACGAGCTTGCCACGCAAGCTGGAGCAGGCTGACGCGGACATGATCCGCTTGCTGCACGGCACTACGTCAGCCACGGTCAGGAGCCTGGCCGCTGAGTACAAGGTTCACGCGGACACGATCAGGAACGTAGTCAGCTTCAGGTCGTTCATCGGCCAGAAGCCACGCAAGGACCGGAAGTACGACCTGGTCCAGGTGCGGGAGATGAAGCGGCTGAAGCGCGAGGAAGGTCACGGCGCGAGGAAGATCACGCGGCTGATGGGCCTGCCGGACAACGACCGGGGAAATGTCGAGCAGATCCTCAACGGGGAGACGTACAAGGACGTAAGATAGTCGTGTGGGCTGGACTACGGCGGGCAAGGAAGGCAAGTGCCCTAGGTGCCGTTCGCCGATAGCGGCCGGGAGCCAGATCTTCAAGAGCGCTACCTGGGTGTGCGAGGCATGCGGCAAGGACATTGAAGAGAACGGCGTGCCCGCCGGCGAGGTTGAGCAGGGCGTCCTGAATGACCTGGGCAAGCTTCCTGACGAGGCATCGACGTCTTCGATCGCCAAGGCGTCGCTGAAGATCGCCCGCGTGCTGGACAGTAACGAGATCTCGCCTCGTGACATGGCCCCGCTGATCAAGGAACTCCGGCAGAACCGGGCCGCCCTCCTGAGCCTGTACCCGCCAGAGGAAGACGACGACCCGACTGAGACCGCGCGCAAGAACCGCGAGGAGTTCGTCGGCAGTACCTGGGAAGAGCCGTGGTCCGGGTAGACTCGCGGGTTATGGGAAAGAAGTCAGCGTTCACGTACAGCCCGGCCATGATCGACCGCATGACGAGGGTAACCCCTCCGTGCGTAAGGCACCCGGGCACCGAGCCCAGGGTCAGCACGGAGCTGGCGTTCAGGCTAGCGGCCGGGTCGCCGAACCCGAAGCGCGCCGAGAACCTGGTCATGCGCCTCATCCGGGATGATGAGCTGTACCTGCACAACGTGGCTATCAGCCTGTTCGGTGCCGCCGCGCGCCTCGGCGGGCGCATCAGCGGCTAGGGAATAACCCGGCGACAGTGCTGGTTGCCTGTGGTGACGACAGGAGACGCTGATGACAAGATCTAGGTACGGGCTTGACATATCTTTCCCGCTCAGGGATGCCGAAAAGCTTGCCCAGATGCTGCTGGGAGAAGCTGAGCTTCCCGTTCCCCTCGCAGGACCCGCGCCCTCAGGTACCGACAACGACAACTGCGTGCCGATCTATGATTACGCCGTGTTCGAGAAAGCACTGAAGGCCCCGTTCGGGGTGCCGCCGATGATTCTGGGAGATCACGACAACATGTATGAGATGCCGCCGAGGATTTTTGAGAACCCCCGGTATGCTCGTGCTTCGTACGATCGGCATCCGATCACCAAGACTGCCTTTCCGGAGCCTGCCTGGCAAGAGCATCCTGTGGACATCCCGATCGTGAGCCAGGACGCGCTGATCTACCACCAGGTGACCGGCCGGAGCATCAGGGATTACGGCATCTGGTCTTATGCCTCCTGGCGCATGGAGTACATGGCGACGGGAATGTCATGGCCACTGGAGAACATGCTCAGGGAGGTTACGCCGGAAACCTGGAGCAACCTGCTGGACGGTGATCCTGTTAAGGCAAAGCCGACTAAGGTGCGCTACTGGTACGACCACGATGGCAGGCCGCACCCTAAGCCAGACCGTCCGGATGTCATTACGAGGACTGTCGTAGCTATCGATAAGCTGGATACAGGCATCAAGATATGCATCGGCATATGGGCATGCGTCATCTTGCTACTTCTGGTGGCGCTACTGTGAAGGCGGCGACTAAGGGCTGGATCGGCATAACCGCCGTGGTCATAGCAGCGGACACCCTGGACGAGCACACCATGAGCGAGGCTTTCAGGGAGATATCTCGTCACCGCTACGGCCGGTTCGCGATCGTGCCTGCCTGGGCACTCCTCACGCTTCACCTGTTCGGAGTTCTGCCGCCTCGCTACGACCCCCTGCATCAGCTCGGCCGGGTCCTGCGGTGGCGCTATGCCAAGTAAGGATCTCGTGCCCGTCCTGGTCACGCCCGCTGACCGTGACGTCATCATGACCTGGGCACGTCAGGCCGGCAAGCGCTCCATGTCGGAGATCGTGAGCGAGCTGGTTGAACTGAAGCGGGACAGCGTTAAGCGCAGGATTTACGCGCGGAACCTCCGGCAGGCCCGTTCTAGGCTGCACCTTGACTGACGATACTGATAATCTTAACCAGGGTGGTTACAGAGCCGATTTCGCGGAGCTGCCGTCCGGTGAGTGGTACTGGCACTTGTACTTCAGGGGTGAAAAGGTAAACGGCGGCTTGAGCCCGGATAAGACCTGGGCGCAGTCTGACGCTCAGTGCGCGTTTAACGCAGTTAGACGTGAGGAATGGCGTAAAGGGCACGTGTGGGACGTGGAAACGCAAAGCTGGATTACCCGTAGTCAGCTGGGGCTTGCCTGACAACGTTATAATGGGAGCGTGACCTCGCTCCTTGCAGAGCCTGACGAGGATCTAGCCGGTGAGCAGATGCCGCGCTTCTGGACCGCACCGCCTCGTCACCGCGATATCATTGAGACCTGTGCTGTCTGCCAGAGGCCGCGCTATCCGGATAAAGGCTGCGGTGACCAGACCTCTGCGGATATCCTTGCCTGGGCTAAGGGCATCGGCTATGACCTGGACCCCTGGCAGATCTGGACGCTTACCGAGGGCCTGGGCACTAAGCCGAACGGCAAGTGGGCCGCTAAGCAGAATACGGTCATAGTCAGCCGTCAGAACGGCAAGGGCACGATCCTTGAAGTACGGGAGCTAGCCGGCCTGTACGTACTGCGCGAGCCGCTGATAATTCACACCGCGCACCTCCTGGTCACCGCGCAGGAGCATTTCCTCCGGCTTATCGAGACGATCGACAACAACCCGTCGCTCAGCCGTCAGCTGAAGGGCAGGCCGCGCCTGGCTAACGGCCAGGAATCCATCACCCTGAAGGCCAAGCCCACGCTGATCATGGGTGCCGGCGGTAAGCGCATCCGCCGTAATGGCGTCGTGCGGCTGAAGTTCCTGGCGCGTGCGGGCAAGGGCTCGGCTCGCGGCCTGTCCTGCGACTGCCTGGTGTTCGATGAGGCCATGATCCTGCCGACTGAGCTTGTCGGCGCTGCGCT